CGGAGCTGAGCTCTGAACTGGCAAATGCCCAGCACAGAGGAGACGGTGAAGATGATGATCTGAAAACCCTCGCTGAGGAATATCCAGACATCGCTGCACCGCTTCTGAAGAAGCTGGCAAAGCTAGAGCAGACAGTCACACAGTATAGGGACCAAGTTAAAACGACTGAAAGTCAGAGCACTCTTAACGAGCACTTTGACACTATTCGCGAGTCGCACCCTGACATGGACGATATCGTCACGTCAGATGACTTTGTTGGATGGCTAGAGCGTCAGACGCCTGTATGGCAGCGTGTAGCCAATGACGGCAGCGCCCATGAGGTAGTCGAGCTTATCAATCGTTATAAGGAAGTCTTCGATACGCAGCCGCAACAGCCGGTCTCAAAGGTTGAGAAGGCGCGACGGGTTGCAGAACCCACGCTCCCCAAAGCCCGACGACCGGACCCAAGCTCGGGCAAGCGAATTTGGAGCCGCCAAGAGATCACCCGTATGCCACTCGATGAATTCGAGCGACGTTCGGCAGAGATCGATCAGGCGTATCTGGATGGACGAGTCCGTTAGTTCAATCCTGTTGTAATAAGGTCAATTTAATATGCCTGCTTTTCCTACCGCTGGTTCAAACTCCGCTGCGAACTTCATTCCTGAAATTTTCTCGAAGAAGCTTCAAGCGAAGTTTTATGCCTCGTCAGTACTCCCCTCGATCTCGAACACCGACTATGAAGGTGAAATCTCGGGTCAGGGTAACAAGGTAAACATCCGCACCGTTCCTAACGTCACTGTAGGCGACTACACTGGCTCAGTTTCGTATGCTGATGTCACCACCCAAGTTGTCGAACTGAACATCGACAAGGCGAAGTCGTATGCCTTCAAGGTAGACGACATCCTCAAGGTTCAGGCCGACATCGCATTCCAGAATGAAGCATCGAAGGATGCTGCTGAGCAGATGCGTATTGCTGTTGAAACCGACGTTCTCGGCAACATCCCTACCGCTGCAACGACCATTTTGGACAAGGCATCGGTTTCAGAAACAACCCTTCTGAACCACATCCTCGAAGCTGGCCGCAAGCTGGACGAATTGAACATCCCTGATTCGGATCGTTTCCTCGTTCTCTCGCCTCTCTACATCGAGATGTTGAAGAAGTCGGAACTGCGTCAAGCTTATTTGACCGGTGACGCTGCTTCGCCACTCCGCAACGGTAAGGTTGGTCAGGTTGACCGCTTCACCATCTATCAGTCGAACTTGCTTTCGATTGGTTCGGGCGGCGACGCTGGCAAGACGTTCTGCCTTGCTGGTCACCCTAAAGCTACCTGCTTCGCTTCGCAGTTCGTGAAGACCGAAACAGTTCGCTTGACCGACACGTTCGGCGACGGCATTCGCGGTCTGAAGGTTTACGGTTACAAGGTCGTTGTTCCTAACGCCCTCGTCACCATGAAGCTCAAGACGACTGCCTAATAGGATTGGGGCGGGGGAAACCTCGCCCCTCTCTTCATAGGTGAGGGCGGAGCAGATACCGCCCTCTACTCTGCAGAGAACGAGGTACACCGTGGAAAAAGCTATTGAAGACATGAGCAAAGACGAGCTCGACATCTACGCACGAGACAAGTTTGCCGTAGAGCTCGACAAGCGTCGCCGTATTGAGGATCTTGTTGAGCACGTTAAAACGCTCGTAAATAACAAGGGCAAGGTTGTTGAAGCTAAAGTCAAAGCTGAGCGCAAACCAAAAATCGTGCGCCATTTGAAAACGGGTGTGGAATGGTTCTGGAGTCCTCTATATAAGGGCAATCCAGATCTTGAAGTTATTGAGTGGGAATAAACTAAATGGCGACGACCAAAGCTGTTGATCTAATCAATCGGGTTAGCATCACACTCCAAGATCCAACGTATGTTCGTTGGACTCAGAGTGAGTTGCTGAACTACCTTAATGATGCACAGCGGCAGGTCGTGCTGTTTCGCCCAGACGCAAAGGCGGTTAACGCTCCGTTTACATGTGCTAACTCTGCTAAGCAGACACTGCCTGCAGACGGGCTCCGCCTTATCAGCGTGCTTCGAAACACTGGCGGTCGAGCAATCACTAAGGTTGACCGCAGCATTCTCGATGTCCAGCTTCCAACTTGGTACGAAACTGCAGTAGGTAGTGACGGCGTAAAGCACTACGTCTACGACGCGCTAGACCCGAAGAACTTCTACGTCTTCCCCAAGCCTGCTGCGGCTCACCCTATCGATATCATCTACGCGATGGCACCGGTTGATATCGTTGTTTCGAACTACACGACTGACACGCAAGTGATCGGCATCGACGACATCTACGCAAACGCGCTGATGGACTACATGATGTACCGCGCTTACCAGAAGGATAGCGAGTTCGCTAACCTCAACCGCGCCGCTGTGTACTATCAGGCGTTCACGACGTCTCTTGGTATCAAATCGCAGGCAGATGGCGGCTTACTTGAAAGCATGGAAGCGCAGAAACCACGGCGTACCGCTCAGTGAAGTACAGCGACCTCTTCGTCTACGTCCTGAGCGAGGCTCCGTCATGCCCTGAGTTCACCGCTGAGAGGGCTATCAGAGACACCTGCATAGACTTCTGCGCACGCACAGATCTATATCGTGCAGAGCCTCAGACGCTAACTGTGACAAGGGGTCTGACGGACTACGAGCTCGACGCACCCACTGGCACTGAGCCTAATCATGTGAAGTCGATCCTGCGTGACGGTCGACCGCTGGAGGCTGTTCCTTATGAAGACGCCTTCATGAAGATCGAGCTGTCTGATTTCGGTCCAGCAACGTACTTTTCGCAATACGACAACCGTAACGTCTTAATTGGTCCAAGGCCAGAAGGACGGGAGAGCCTCAAGGTTCTGTACACGCTGAAGCCCACACAGTCCTCAACGACTATTCCGGACACCATTGGTCTCGAGCATCGTGAAACGCTGGTGGCTGGAGCTCTGTTCCGCCTGCAGATGATGTCTGGACAGCCTTGGATGGATGGCGGTGCTGCTGGCGCTAACAGACAGCTTTACGAGCGCGGCGTTGCTGCAGCTATGCGTCAGGCCAAGTACGGCCACAGTGGCGCTGCACTTACGGTTAAAGCAAGAGAGTTCATCTAATGGCGTATTCAGAGACCATATACCTCGTTCAGGGCGACACACTGCCACAGCTCAAGGTCACTGTGCGTGATCGCAATGAGGCCGCTGCAGGTAAAGTGCTAGACCCAGAGGATCAGTCCACTTGGGCGCTGGTCAACCTTACCGGCAGCACTGTTCGCCTGCGCATACGCGAGGTGGGCGGTACCTCAGTCAAGTCAACACTCATCGGCAACAACACAAACCCACTGATTGGTGAGGTAGTGTTTTTGTTCGATGCATCTACGCTCGATACGGCTGGCGTATTTGAAGGCGAGATCGAATACACCTCCGGCACTGGCGGCATACAGACTGTATACGAGCTGATTAAACTTCAGGTTCGCGAACAGTTTTCTTAAGGAGTAACCAATGGCAGATGCCGGTGAAACTGAAAGTGTTGATGCTGTCCGGATGGCGGCGAAGCTCAAGTACGCAGAGCTGTCAGCCGCTACTGAGCAAGCTGAGCTCAAAGCAGAGACCCGCTACAAACTACTAGCGTCTGCAAGTAAGTACGTGACCCTAGCGACGCAAAACGCATACGTGCGTCTTGCTTCACGCCTGTCATACATCAACATAAAAGCCATTGCTCAGCTTGGTGATTGGCTTGTCTTTCGCGTCTTTACTGATGCAACGCAGGCTCTTGATCAAGTACTGCGCTTATTTGGCAAGAGTTTGTCGGATGGTGCGTCAGCTAGTGACGCTGCACAGAAATCATTCAGCACGACGCGAAGCGATCAGGCTACGGCCAGCGACGCCATGTCTCGCCAAGCAGGTAAGGTACTGGTTGACGCTGTAGCTGGCGCAGATGCTGCAAGAAAGACTTCCAGCAAGATCCGGACCGAAGTCCTGTCTGCATCCGATATCTCAATCAAATCGCTTGGGAAAGCGAGTAGTGAGCCGGTTTCCGCAACGGACGTCCTGCTGAAGACGATGGCGTTCTCGCGGACATTATCCGAATCTCCGCGTGCCATAGACCTTGCCGCGAAGACATTTGGTAGGGGTCTAAGTGATCTTGCCGCCACGACGGACTTCACAAGCACATCGTTCCAGAAGGAGCGGGTCGACCAAGCGTCTGCTACTGACACCAGTGTACGAACGGCAGGAAAAAATCTTAACGACGTTGTTCCAACAGTCGACTCAAAAATAATTGATTTAGAAAAGTCTTTAATCGACGCCGGTCTTGCAGCCGATCTCGCGGAAAAGCTTTTCTCAAAGTCGGCTTTAGATGCTGTGGAGGTGAGCGATGTTCGCACGCGCTCCTTTGGCAAAGTTATATCGGATCTGGCCTATGCGACAGACGACGTTAACGGCGCTTCTGCTGATGATGATCAGACAATACAGTTCTTTAAATCGCTTGCTGAAACAGCTTTTTCCGCCGACATCATCTCGATTGTATCGAGCTACTCTAGGGTGTATAGCGATTCAGCTTATGCATCGGATGTACCGGAAAAATTATTCGGTAAATCTCGTGCAGATCAGGCGGTGACATCGGACTCTGGCTTTGTTAAAAGCCAAGGGTACTGCGATATCGATTACTTCATGGAGGATTACGTGGGCGCTACAAGAACATTCTGAGGTTAAAAATGAACACGAACGAAATGATCAAGGCCTCTGGCCGACTGAATATCCAAGTCATCGGTCCTGATGGCATGATCAAAGATGAACAGACCGTAGACAACTTGGTTGTCAGCGTTGGTCTGAACTTCATCGCAAGCCGCATCCGCGATGCCAGTGCTACTGTAATGTCGCACATGGCTGTTGGATCTGGCACTGCTCCAGCAGCAAGCGGTAACACTGCGCTTGGTACTGAGCTTGGTCGTGTTGCCTTGACCTCAACTACAGCAACCAACAATGCCGTCGCATTTGTCGCCACGTTTGGCGCTGGTGTTGGCACTGGCGCTGTTACAGAAGCTGGTCTCTTCAATGCATCAACGGCTGGCACCATGCTTTGCCGCACCGTCTTCGGCGTTGTAAACAAAGAAGCGGCAGACACAATGTCGATCACTTGGACTGTGACCATCGGCGCTGCGTAATTTTTTTGAGGCGAGTTAAAGATGGCAACTATTGTTACGCGGTCCGGAAAAGGCTCGCCTCTTACCAACAATGAAGTTGATGCAAACTTCACGAATCTAAATACGGAGCTGGGGACGAAGGCTAATACCTCGTCGCTAGCTACCGTAGCAACTACTGGCGCGTATGCTGATCTTACCGGCAAACCCACTTTGGTGGACGCCTCCAATGTTGCTATTACTGGTGGATCAATCACCGGAACGACGATTGACAGCATCACCAACCATGTTGGCGCTGACCATATCCACTACAAAATAAAGGCCACACAAATTCTCGCTAAGGGCGATGTGGTTAAGGTGGTTGGATTTAACGCTGGCGAAAATGCCTTTGAAGTCGCCAAGGTGTCGGCTTCAACTGACATCGCTGTTGGTGTCGTATACAGCGCACTATCTAGTGGCGCACTGGGCTCAATCATCAATACCGGATTGCTGGAAGGCATCGACACTTCCGCTTTTGCAATCGGCACAACGCTATATCCAAACACGTCTGGTGGGTTCACCAGCACAAAGCCGACCTCTGGCCGTTATCAGGCGCTAGCGTTTGTCGTTCGTTCCAACGCGAACAACGGCACGATCCTGATTGAAGCCAGCGAACCGCAGGCAACAAGCCTAAGCCAGTTTACGAACGACAGCGGATACATCACCGGTATCACCAGCGGCAACGTCACCACGGCACTTGGTTACACGCCAGCTAACCGTGCGGGTGATACGTTTACAGGGCCAATTACGGTAAACAGCGGGGCCAACCAAGCTATCTTGGGAAGTGACGGTGCGATAGAGCTAACTCGCGGCGCTGGCGGCGCTTACATCGACTTCAAAGACAGCACGGCTGAAGATTTTGATGTGCGCCTACAGGCGTCGGGAAGCCAATTAAACATTTCAGCCGCTGGTGGTTTAACCCTTAACGGTGCGGGGGTTCTTACTGGCATTACGTCTGGTCAAGTGACTACTGCCCTTGGCTACACGCCTTACAACGCCACTAACCCTGCTGGCTACATCACTTCGGCTGGTTCAATCAGTGGCAACGCAGCTACTGCGACAAACATTTCTAACACTGGAACGGTAACGCTTGCCTCTGCCACAGAGAGCAACTCGATATACGCAACAGCTCCCTCGTATACCGCCGACCAACCAACTAAGCTGCTGAACTTTGATTGGTATGGCAACGTGTTCTCGCTTGGCAACATTCGCAGTGGCAGCACACCATCAAGCGGCTTCGGTGTTTATTATACCCCGTCTGGTGGTTCGCGTGCAGAATTCATGCGTATCGACACATCCGGCAGCGTCCTGATAAACCGCACTAGCGCATCTGGTATTGGAAAGCTGAATGTAGAGGGCGGAGTTGATGTAACTTCAGGAAACGTCACAGTCCAAGCTGGATATGGCATAGCATGGCGCGGCGACCAATCGCGCATCATGACACCAGATGACAACAGTTACGGTGCGTTAATCAGATGGGGTGCTACGGGTGGTTGCCGCCTTTTTGAAAGCACTACAGAGCGTCTGCGTATTGATGGCACTGGTAGCGTAACGGCGTTCGTCGATGTCCGCGCACCAATCTTCTATGACAGCAACAACACAAACCGCTACCTTGACCCTTCATCTACGAGTGTTTTAACGACGGTTGAAGCCTACGGTTCTGGCTTCCGTAGTCTTGTTAACGGTAGTGCCTCAATTTCCAGCCAACTGTATTTTGCTAACGCCGCAAACACACGCGCATGGAACTGGCAGCTTGATGAAAACGACGCCGCTGCCTTATGGAGCTATGGCGGTTCGTCGTGGGGCAAGCGCCTTGGTCTGACGCATAACAGCGAACTGTTCTTGCGCAATTCGTCTGGCAGCGACGTGTCACTGGCATACCCATCCACGTTTGGATATTCGTCCAGCTACAAGACGATGGTTTTGGGTAATCAGTCCCTGACTACGGTCTGCATCGGCGTTTCTCCAGCATCCAACCCAAGCGGCAGCTTTAACGGGGGTGGTCTTGGTCTTGAGGTGATGTTCCGTAACGGCGTCAACTTCATCACGCCAAACAGCGCGAACAACGGATACCACTTCCCACTTAGCTTGGCAGATGGATATACAGCTTCGTCAGGTTCTTTCCGCGCACCTATCTTCTACGACAGCAACGACACTGGCTATTACATCGACCCGAACACTTCCGGCACTTCAGCAGTGTTTGCTGGTGACATTCATATCAACGACACCACATGGGGCGCTGATAAGGCTTTGCGTTTCCGTGAAGGCGCAAGTGACACTTACGGCGGTTTCATAAAATACACCGCTGGTGACTCTCTTGAACTTGGTACTCGAAATAACTCAACCACAGACACACGCGCAATCTACATTAGCCGTGGCGCAAATTGGGCGGGTTCCGACGGATCTTTCCGCGCACCTATATTTTACGACAGTGAAAACACTGCTTATTACGTTGACCCCAACGGTGGATCTCGCACAGGCGGGATTACTGCAGATAGCCTGCAAAGCCTTGGAAATCTTACCGTCAATAGCGGACTTGTTTATCGCAGCGATTGGACAACGCGCTTCCAATCCGGCAGCGATTTTACAAGTGGCACTCTTGTCACTACCGACATTCCCGCGACGGGCTTTGCTGGTGAAAGCTTTGTCATTGAGATTACTGGCAAAAGTTACAGCGCCACTAACCTACCATTTAAGGTTGTGGCGCAGGGTTACCTCTATAACGACACCATCATCAACTACACGGGCATTTCATATGGTGGCGATTTTGCGACCTACATAAAGGTATTTGAAGAAGGCGGCGTTCTTAAATTCTGGTGGCCGCGCATAAGTTACTGGAACTCGTTCAACGTCAACGTAATGGCAATGGATGGCCCAACTAACAACACGATCACCCGCAATCGTGTGACTGCTATCGGCAATTCGACGGAACCCACAGGAACCAAGAAGCAGCAGATTAACCTGATAAAAACGCTGAAAACTGGCGATGCCGCTGGATCAATCAGCGGGTTTAACAATCCGACAACAGCGCCTACCGCCAACACGATTGTTTACCGTGATGGACTTGGTGATATTTCAGCGCGTGAAATTGTCCTTAGCTCTGGCCTTTCCGCTCAGACGCCGACGGTGTTGGTTTCAATGTATCCAAGCACAAACCAGTTGGTTCGCACCACCCCAGCGGCGGTTGCTGCGGCTATTCAAGGTGCTGCATCTGGTGCTTGGGGCATCAATGTTACTGGTAAGGCAAATGACCTTAACCAAGCAAGGTATGTAAATACTGACTTCAATACGCTTGGAACTTCACCCCAAGTATTTAGGGCGTATACAAACTACATTCCTTCTGGCGGCTCATACAACCAGCCGCCAAACGGCTCTGGTGACTACAAGGTTATTCAATGGGGCGATGTAGAAGGAGGCACATCAGGAAACTGGGGCGGCCAGATTGTCCAAAACTTCTACGATGACCGTATGTGGTTCCGTAGGAGCTATGCCACTACTTGGCAGGCGTGGCGTGAGTTTATTCACGACGGCAATTACACCAATTACGCAATGCCGTCTGGGGCATCGGCAACAAACAGCGTCGATGTTCGTGCGCCTATTTTCTACGACAGCAACAACACTAGCTATTACCTAAACCCCGCCGAAATATCTGTAATGTGGCGGATGGGAGCTAATTACTTTCAGAGCAATAACGACGTTTCTGTAGACACGCCTTTTGGTATTTACTTCAGCAGCAACCTTAACGCCGATTACGCCATCTACCGCGAGAGCGGTGCTTGGTCGCATCCATACCCTGACCTTCGCATAGCTTTCCATACTGGAATTAAAATTGGCGCAGCCGCTGGCTACAACGGCGTTCGCTTTTACGATAACAGCGATATGCTCACACAGGTCATGTCTGTCAATAACGGCAGCGATGCCCTCGGAACAGGCAATGTTTATGTAAATAACAGCTTGCAAGCTGGTAGCAGCCTTCGCGCACCTATTTTCTACGACAGCGACAACACTGCGTATTACGTTAAACCAACAGGCGCTACATCGCTCCGCACTGTAGGTGATTGGCGTGCAGACAGCAGCGCATGGACAGGCGAGTTCAACGGCAAAATCCAGTACCACGCTAATAACTGGTATTTCCAAGGTGCTAATACATGGGAGTTCCGCCGTTCAGATAGCGCGAACGCATTTTCGGTAAACCAAGCAGGGCTTGCTGAGGCTCGTCAAGACTTCCGCGCACCTGTCTTTTATGACAGCAACAACACGGGTTATTACATTGACCCACACGCCACGTCTAACCTAAACGTCTTAAATATCATCGGCGGCAACGTAGTAAAGGGCGATAGCGAACAAGGCCGTTCCACAAGTTCTGGCAACATGAACTCTCTGTCAGACCCGTCTGGTTTCTTTTTTGGGGTTGGGCCTACGGGCGCACCAAACGCTGAATGGTATAACTGGATAAACTGTATCGGCAACAGTTGGGGTGGAACTGACCGTTATGGCTTTCAAATTGCCCACCAATTCTGGAACGAAGACCAACTTTATGTAAGGCGAGTGCAAAGCGGTGGATGGAATACATGGAGGCGCATATTCACCGAAGGAAGCGTCGATGTAAGAGCGCCTATCTTCTATGACCGCGATAATACTGCATACTATCTTGACGCTTCATCGACTGGCACATCACTTAACGTAGCTGGTTCAATCGTCGCCGCTGGCAACGTCACGGCCTATTCCGACATTCGCATCAAGGCCAACGTAGAGACAATCCCAAGCGCACTGGACAAGCTCGACCTCATACGCGGTGTTACCTACACCCGCACCGATCTCGACGACAAAGAGCAGCGTTACGCTGGTGTCATCGCACAGGAAATAGAGGCTGTCCTGCCAGAGGCTGTGCGCGATCTTGGCAACATTAAGGCCGTCGATTACAACGCAACAATTGCGCTGTTAATTCAAGCGGTGAAAGAGTTGCGCGACGAAGTTGAGATGCTGAAGAAATAGCATGGCGCTTCCCACCGGAACCATATCCATGTCGCAGGTCAACACTGAGCTTGGCCGGTCAGCAACTGCTTCAATCAATCTCAATGAGGCGGCGGTGCGGAGTTTGGCAGGTGTAGCATCTGGCGCAATTTCGATGAACGACCTTCGTGGCAAGAGCAGTGCTTATTCAATATCTTATCTTGTAGTAGCTGGCGGTGGCGGCTCTGTTTATGGCGGCGGCGGCGGCGGTGGTTTCCGGACAGGAAGTTTAACGATCAATCGCGGAACTACCTATACCGCCACGGTTGGGGCTGGAGGTGTCTGGACAGGTACTGGAACTGCTACCAGCGGCGCAAACAGTCAATTTAGTACAATTGCATCTGTAGGCGGAGGTGCTGGAAGTGCTTACGAGAACGGTCTTAATGGCGGATCAGGTGGTGGTGGTGGTATATCAAACGGTGTTGGTGGTGCTGGCACAGCAGGGCAAGGTAACGCTGGCGGTAACGGTTATCAGTACTATGACTATGATTATAGCCAAGATATTTATAGCGGCGGGGGTGGCGGCGGAGCTGGTACTGCTGGGCAAAGCACTGACACCCAAGGTGGCTACGGTGGTGATGGACTTGCAGAAACGCTCACTGGTCTTGGCACCATGTATGCCGGTGGCGGCGGTGGATTTGGTACTCGCGGCAACGGCTCCGGCGGTTTAGGTGGCGGCGGTTCCAATGGCCTTGGTTGGGTCAACTACGGCGATGGTCCGGCAAACAGAGGCGGCGGCGGTAGTGTATTTAGCAACGGTGGTTCTGGGATAGTCATTATATCTGTGCCGACAGCATCCTACACAGGAATCACAACTGGCTCACCAGTAGTGACAACAAACGGCTCAAACACAATTATTAAATTTAACTCATCGGGGAGCTACACCGCGTGAGCCACTTTGCTAGAGTTATTGACGGCATCGTCACAGATGTTCTTGTCATCGAACAGGACGTTATTGACACGGGTCTGTTTGGGGAACCCCAACTTTGGGTGCAGACATCGTACAACACATTTGGCGGTCGACACCCAAACGGCACTCCACTGCGAAAGAACTTTGCCGCCATTGGCTATACCTATGACGCAGAACGCGATGCGTTTATTGCACCTCAGCCATTTCCGTCGTGGACACTTAATGAAGAAACCTGCCTTTGGGATGCGCCAACAGCAATGCCTAATGACGGTGAACTATACACATGGGACGAATCCACATTAGCTTGGATTAGCTTACGACCACAGACAGCGAACTAACTTGCTTTTTTCTCAATCATGAGCAATGAAGCATCACCTAGAAATTTATAGTAAGAGGAATTATCGTGGCTACAACTTACACATGGGCTCTCAAATCAATTAAGAAGGCCGACGCGCTTGACCTTGAAGGCGTTATTGTCCAGACAACTTGGACCTGCACAGGTACCGACGAAGATGGAAATGAAGGCGTATTCAACGGCGCAACACCATTTAATCCAGAAGAAGTGGATCAGGTAAACTTCACTGCATACGAAGATCTTACCGAAGCTCAGGTTCTTAGCTGGATTCAAAGCGTTGTTGTTGGCGCTTACAAAGAGCATGTCGACGGACAGATCGCAAAGCAGATTGCTGCCAAGAAGACTCCGGTTGAGGAAGTTAACGAGGGCGCATTCCCTTGGTCACCACCCGCCGAAGAACCAGCAGTTGCTGAAGAGCCAGTCGCATAATTAGTAACAGAGGAAACATATATGAGTGAAATGGAAAAGTTTAACGAAGAGAACAAGCAGGAAGGCATTGCCATAAATCTGACTGTTCAAGAAGTTAACATCGTTCTTGGGGCTCTTGCTGAGTTGCCACATCGCGTGTCGGACGGCCTTATCCGTAAGGTGTTCACGCAGGCCCAAGGGCAGCAAGCTCAGTAAGTAAATAACACGCCTCTCCATGTATGGAGGTGAGGAGGTAAGTAGATAGGCTGATAGATGGCTAGTATCAAACTGCAGACATTTGGTGGCGTGTTGCCCCAAGTTTCCCCGCGACTTTTGCCGGAAACAGCGGCAACCATCGCTGAGAATGCACGCTTTGATTCTGGCCGTCTCTCTGCTTGGCGTGCTCCTGTTGCTGGCGTTGATCACAACAACGCCTCTTTCGTTGTTCCAAACAACACTCGCACGATCTACAGACATCGTGACCGGCAGGGAAATCCCTACTGGCTTGTGTGGACCACAGACGTCCACGCTGTTCCATCGCCAATTGCTGAAGATCCATACGACCGTCTGTACTGGACGGGGCAGCAGTTCCCGCGCATGGCGATTGGTACGGAGATCACTGGATCTGTTGCGCCGACATATGAGCCTTCGGTAACTCGAAAGCTTGGTGTTCCAGCGCCTACGGATCAGCCCACCGTTTCCGTAACGACGGCGATAGCGGATACCACGATCACTGCGCTATCTCGCTCTTACGTTTATACGTGGGTGTCTGGCATCGGAGAAGAGTCAGCTCCTTCCCCTGCGTCTCCTATCCTCGATGTGAAGACCGGTGAGACTGTAACGATCACGATGACAGGAGCCGCCCCAGCCCACATCTACAACACAGTCTCCAAGCCAGCCGTTCGCCGCATCTACCGGACCAACATCAACGGTGAGTTCCAGTTCGTTAAGGATATGGCGTACAGCGCCACGTCAACGACTGACGCAATCCTAGACGAGGATCTGGGGGAAATCATTCCATCGACCAACTGGAATCCTCCGCCTGACGAGAACACTGGTAACCACCCTGACGGCCCTATGATTGGGCTGACGTCGATGCCAAACGGTATGCTCGCAGGTTTCTCTGGCCGGTCCGTATTCTTCTCTGAAGCATACCTTCCGCACGCATTCCCCAAAGCCTACTCGTTGACTACCAAGTCTCGAGTTGTTGGTCTTGCCAGCATCAGCATTGGCCTGATGGTTATGACGACCGGAAAGCCTGTCTTGATGACTGGATCCTCACCGTCTGCGATGACGGCTACGGAGATCGACAACAACCAAGCTTGCGTCTCTGGTAGGTCTATAGCCGACATGGGTGAGGTTGCCCTGTATGCCTCTCCTGACGGGCTTGTGGCGGCGGGAGAGAGTGGCGTTAGCCTAATCACCGAAGGCATCTTCACACGCGACCAGTGGCAGGCTCTGAACCCCTCGAGCATTCACGGCCACCACTACGAAGGTCGGTACATCTTCTTCTGGCAGAACGGAGGCCAGAGCGGCGGCTACGTCTTTGACGGTCGCGGTGAGTACCCACAGATCTCCACCCTCAATTACTACGCCAAGGCTGGCTATAACGATCCTACAGACGATGCTCTGTATCTGGTGATCGAAACGGCTGGCGTGAGCACTGTCCGCAAGTTTGATGCAGGTACGGCATCGCCGTATACATGGCGGTCCAAAGAGGTCCGGCTCGAGAAGCCTATCAATCCTTCATGCGCCATTGTTGACGCAGAGGCTTATCCAGTCACGTTTGATTTATACGCAGATGGCGTATTGAAGCACACGCAGTCTGTGACAAGCGGATCGATGTTCCGCCTTCCGTCTGGTTATCTTTCAAAGGAATTCCAGTTCCGCCTCACTGGTTCGAATGATGTGAACCAAGTGCTGATTGCGGAGTCGCCGGAGGAGTTCCAGTGAGCTTACCTAAGACACCTATTAAGGGTGATCCAGAGACTAGGCGCTTTCTCGAGGCTGTCCGCCAGAAGATTGAGAACGTAGAGAACAAAGCCGTCACCGTTGCTGACATGCGCGGTGCTGGCTTTTTTGATAAGAATGGTATTGATGTCGGTAGCTCCGCCACTGGTGAAGTACAGGCTCCGACTATTCCTACCAACCTCGAGGCTGATGGAGCATTCGAGAACATCGTTCTAACGTGGGATTACGTAGACTATGTAGGTCACAGTAACACCCGTATCTACCGCTCAACCACCAACGTATTTGCCAATGCCGAAGTGCTGGCAAACATGGAGGGCCGCTTCTTTGCAGACTTAGTAGGATCGAACAAGACCTACTATTACTGGGTCTCTAACGTAAACGACAATGGGATTGAGTCAGCCACCAGTCAGACGGCTGGCGTAATGGGCGCAACCCTGCCCAATACTCAGTACCTGCTCGACACTCTCACAAACTCTATAGGCAACTCTCAGCTTAACACGCAGCTTGGCACGCGAATCAACACGATTGAGTCGACGCAGACCACTATTCAAACGCAGATCGACGATCTTGAAACGGCGTTTGGTAACTCAAGTTCTTCCGCTGATAACCTCGCTGCAGCACAGGCAGCGGCAGAAGCTTCTATCGCGGCCAAGGTTGAATCTATCGGTGCAAAAGACATTGCCGTTCAGGCAAAAGTCGACGCCATCTCTGCAAAGGACGACGCTGTTGTTGCAAAGGATACTGCTCAGACTGCTGCTACTAACGCGAGTACATCCGCAGGCACGGCAGGCAGCGCAGCTACTACCGCAACCACATCCGCCTCACAAGCTGCAACCAGCGCAGCTAACGCAGCCACCTCAGCAACTGCATCAAACACAGCAAAGACCGCAGCAGAAAGTGCGAACACCGCTGCACAAACAGCGTCGAGTGCGGCAGCAACGTCAGCTACCAATGCATCAACCTTTGCCACCAACGCAGAAACCGCAGCCACCGCAGCGAACACATCGAAGGTAGCCGCAGAGTCCGCTAAGGCAGACGCACAGACATCTGCAACAGCAGCGTCTACCAGCGCCAGCACAGCCACCACTGCAGCTACAAATGCCTCCAGCGCAGCCACAGCGGCCAATACAGCTAAGGTGGGGGCAGAGGCAGCTAACGCTACCGCACAGACCGCAGCCAGTTCCTCAGCGACGAATGCGACCCTAGCCCAAGGATATGCCGACGACGCAGAAGCTGCAGCGTCAGTATCTACTTCAAATTCATTGACTGCCGTTGCTGCCAAGAATGCAGCGGAAACAGCTAGCGGGAATGCGGCTGCGTCTGCCACCGCTGCAGCTACTAGCGCGTCTTCGGCCACAGCTTCTGCAACCAGCGCCACCAACTCTGCATCGGCTGCAGAGTCCTCTAAGCTCACTGC